AGAAGGGTAAGCTGGCAGATCAGAAGACTGTCGTTTCTTTCCGTGAGCACTCTCGTGATCGTCTGAGCTACTGGCTGGCTAACCGTATGGACCAGCTGGCATTCCTGACCCTGAGCGGTATCGGCTACGATAAGAACCTTGATGGTTCTGCTCGTGCTAATTCTGCATTCACTCAGCTGGCTTTTGCTGCCGATGTGTCTGCTCCCTCTGCTAACCGCCACTTCAACATCACTGGTGATGGCACTGGTTACACTGGTCTGGCTGCTGGCGATACTGCCACCATCGATGCTAACGCTCTCTTGACCTATGAAGCTATCGTTGACATCATGACTCAGGTGAATCGTTCTTACATGAAGTCCCTGATGGGCGGTGGTAAGGACTATTACATCGGCTTTATCTCCCCTGAAGGTCTGGCTCAGCTGAAGAAAGATCCTGACTTCCAGCGTGCTGTCATCACCGGTCTGCCCCGTTCTGAAGAAAATCCCTTCTTCTCCGGTGGTATCGTGACTGTTGATGGTCTGGTTCTGCATCCCCATCGTTATGTTTATAACACCAAGGGCGCTACCTCTGGTGTTGATAAGTGGGGTGCTGGTTCCGCTATCGATGGTTCCCGTATGCTGATCTGCGGTGCTCAGGCTCTGGGTATGGCTGATCTGGGTCAACCTGAGTGGGCTGAAAAGTGGTTCAACTACAACAGCTCTCCCGGTGTGAACGTGGACAAGATGTTCGGTCTGCTGAAGCCGAAGTTCCACAGCATCCATAGCAATAGCACTGAAGACTTTGGTGTTATCGCTATCAATCACACTATCTAACAGCAACACGGCCCCGGTCAGCCTTTGATGATGTGGCTGCTCCGGGGTTTTTTTAATAACATCATCCTCGAAATATAGAGGAAAGTATTATGGCAGTTACTAAAAATGCAGGTCGTCAGGAAGTCATCGCTGTAAAGCAAGATCTCCCTTACGCCGATATTGCTACCGCTGGTGAATATGAAGTTATCAATTTGCCTGCTGGTGCAATCATCACCGCTGGTTATATCTACTCTGGCTGGACTGGTCCTACGGACTATACACTGGTCGTAGAAGATGCAACTGGTGCAAGTCTGATTGCTGACATGGCTGGTGCCTATGGTGCAGGTCGTGTTAATATCACCCCCACTGGTGCAGCTTTGTCTGTTCCCGGTTATGTGAAGCTTACCACTACTGGTAATGCTACCGCAGGTACTGGCTACATCTACCTGGAATATGTAGTGAATGGTCGTGCAGCCTTCTCTGAAGGTTAATTTCGACTAGCCCTTGTGGGGCCTATCAATAACGATGGGCCCCCTCTTTTACAGGTGAAATATGGCAATTAAAAAGTTTAAGACTCAGGATGGAACTTACAAGCAGATTGAAGGCGGTGGCTCTCATCTGACTCGAATTGGTCCTGATTGGAAAGAGGTAGAAGATCGGTTCTGGCGTAATGCTTACGCTGCCGGATGTATCTCTCAGGACATGGTTGAAAATACTGCTATGGATCATGTCGATCAGTCTGCTGTAAAACAGATTGAAAAGATGGCAGTTCGGAATAAAGAGATTATGGATGTTATGCGAAACATCTATGAATCCAATGAACTCGAGGCTTTAGCACCTAATGGTCGTCCTAAAACGCATGTAATCACAGAGCGTCTTGGCTACCGTGTAACAAATTCAGAGCGCGATGCTTTGTGGTATAAACTTCAGGAAGATTTGAAATGACACTCTATGAGCTGATTAAGCATCTTCGCATATCTATTCTTGATGATACTGGTGGTACAAACGTATCCTGGAATCAGATCAATGAAGGAGATGATACATCAGCACTACTTCGTTGGTCTAACGAAGAACTGACTTCATTCATTAATGAAGCACAGAGACAAGCCTGTAGGGCTGCTTTCCTGTTAAAGAAAGCTGACCCAGCTCTTGACATCTCTGTTACAGCCGGTGTATCTGATTATGATTTGGATCCCGCTATAATCAATGTAAAAAACATTTTTCTAGATTCTAATGGAACTGAGCTTGTAAGAATAGAGATTGAAGATCTTTACTCTATGCCCAGATGGAGAGGTGTTACTGGAACTCCTGATAGGTATATTGTTGATTACAACATGAATACTATTAGGTTGTATCCAACTCCTGTAGAAGATGATCTTCTCAATCTTATAGTCTATTCTCTTCCTTCAACTGAAATGTCTTGGTTGTCTGCTGACTTCGATGAACCGGAGATCAAGCAGCAATTTCAACTAGACATGTTATATTATGCAGCCTATATGGCTTACATGAAAGAGAATGCCAATACGTTTGATCCACAAAGAGCTGATAAGTTTAAGCTTCTTTTTGACTCTGAGTTCTCTACTACTAACGCCTACATAGATGTTCGTAGGGAGCGTACTAGACATAGGCAAATCAGGTACGGAGGTTACTAATGCCTAACCATCCTAAGACAGTCACGCTTAGTTCATTCAAAGGACTGAACAATGTATTGCGACCTGAACGGACTCCAGAGGATTATCTTAAGGAAGCGTTGAATGTAGATATAGACAAGTCTGGAGGGATTCAGAAACGTAAAGGATATGAAAGAGTTATCACAGGATATGTTAGCTCTATGTGGTCTGACAATGATCGCTGTTTTGCAGTAGTAGATGAAAACCTTGTCGAAATAAATACCGATCTTAGCTTGACTCAGATACGTCCAAGCATTGGAGATATTAACCTCTCCTTTGACAGTGTAGGCGATGACTACTACTTTGTATCTAGATACCTGAATGGAGCAATATCTAAAGATGGATCTTATAGGCCTTTTGGTATAACCCCTCCAGCACACAATGGAAACCTCATAAAGGTTTTAGGAAACCTTCCTGAAGGACTCTACCAAGTAGCTCTTACCTACGAAGATTCAGAAGGAAGAGAATCTGGTGCAAGAGTGGCAGCCATGATACATATCAGTGGAATTGGTGGTATTAAAATAGACAATATACCTCCTTCTGATGAACTAACGGATTATAGAGTAAACATCTACGTATCAACTACTAACGGTCAGATCCTCTATAAATACTCGTCTGTAGATAAAAATACCACCTCCTTTACTATAATTACAGGGACAGAGAGGGGGGCAGTACCATTAACCAGTTTTAATGTACGTCCAGCACCTAAAGGAACTATTGTCAAATATGCACATGGAAGGATGTGGATTGCTGATGAAAACTTCTTGTGGTATAGTGATCCTCACTCCTTAGAGTGGTTTCAATATGACTCTAGCTTCTTTACATTCAGAGACCCTATCAGAGCTATAATGCCTACCGAGGGCGGTATGTGGGTAGCCTCTGATGGACTATATTACATAGCCGGTAAAGATCCAAATAAAGCTTCTGCGTCATTAAAAGAAAAAGTAAAGGTTGTAGAGGGAACTGAATGCTTAGTCTCTGGAGCCTACATCTTCATAGAGAATACCCCGATAGGATATAAGTGGTTGGTTACTACAGACAAAGGAATCTTTATCTGTTTTAATGATGGGATAACTCTGAACATGACAGAGAAGAACTATACATTCCCAGTTGCTGATGAAGGAACGGCAGTGTTTGTTCAAGAAAGCGGTATAAATCGATATACCACTACATTGAAAAAGAAAGGTGATTCTACTAACATGGCGATAGGGGATCAGGTTACTACGACTGTAATTAGAAACGGTATTATTTTAGAGGATTGATTAAGATGATTAACGATATTCAAGAAGCCCTTGATGAAAAGTTTAGCCACAGCGCAGGCCTTCGTGCTGGTGGTGTATTTAAGATTGAACAGGTTCGAGATGGTGAAGTGATTGCATCTGAAGTTGTTCCTAACATTGTTCTGGATTCTGGTCTGAACTACCTGTTGGATGCTGCTCTGTCTAACGGCTCCCAGATTACTAACTTCTACATCAGCCTGTATCGTAATAACTATACTGCTGGTGGTACTACTACGTTTGCTAACTTCCTTGTCTCTGCTGGTGAAATCTCCACCCAGTTTGCAGAAGTTGCTCGTCAAGCATGGGGTGATAACGCTGTAGCATCTATGGTTATCTCTAATGCCACTCCTGTAGCATTCAACGCAACGGAAAACACTTCTGTATGGGGTGCATTCATTGTGGGTAATGATGCTACGTTTGGTAGCTCTACTGGTACGCTGATTGCAGCAAGCAAGTTCCCTGCTCTTCGTAGTCTTCTGAATGGTGATATTCTGAACATCACTTATTCTTTCTCTATCGCTGATGCGTAAGGTGTAAATCATGGCTCTTGGATCAATTACTCCGTATGATAGCTTCATTACTGAACTTGGTAAGGGATCCTTTGATCTTATCAATGATACCTTTAAGGTTCTTCTGACTACAAGCACCTATAGTCCCAGTGCATCTCTTGATACTGTTCTGTCAGATGTTACTAATGAAGTTGCTAGTGGTGGCGGATATACTGCTGGAGGCATCACTATTACTCCTTCTTGGAGTGGTACAGGAGGAGTATATACTTTTGATTTTGCTGATATTCAGTGGACTGGTACTGGGGCAGGATTTACTGCTCACTACTGGGTCTTGTATCAAAATACAGGGGTAGCAGGTACTAGTAATCTGATGTTCTATGGATTGCTTGATGCAACCCCTGCAAGTGTTACTGTTGCTGACACTCAAAATCTGAATGTTGTTCCTAATGCTTCTGGGCTATTTACAATCTCCTAAGACATGGCTTACAATACAACAATACTAGGAACAACAGGCCTTGTAGGGTACTGGAGGCTTGGTGAGTCCTCTGGTACCACTGCAGCTGATGAATCTGTAGAGGCTCTAGATCTTACTTATGCTGGCAGTCCTACTCTCGGGTCTACCAGTCTTATAAGTGATACTGGCAATACTGCTGTAACCTTTGATGGTGTAGATGATGTAGCGAGTGTCGGTACAACTTTCTGGGCTCATAAAGATGAATTTGATGTATCGATAGAGTTCTTAGTAAAACCGTCTTCAATACCGAGCAGTGGAACCAGATCTCCGGTATTCTCTACACATGGGTATGTAGGTAGCTCTAATAACTCTAGATTTGAGGTTGGATACTACTCTGATGGAACAGATGTATATGCGTATGTTATGTTCTCAATGGATTATTCGGGAACTGAGTACCAATATGGAGTTTATGGGAGCACACCCCTTAGTACAACATCGGCCAATCATATAGTAGCAGTCGTAGATGATACTATTACTGGGCAGTATATACTCTATGTTAATGGAGTGGCTGAGACCTTAACAGACCTTCCTGGAACATTCGGTAATCTGTCGTATGCCTGGGGTGCCTATCCAATGAACTTCCTATCTCTGGGTGGCACTGCGAATGATTTTCCTAACTACACAGATGCAGTTATTGATGAAGTATCAATCTACATAGTAGCTTTAGACTCTACTACGGTAGCTAATCACTATGCAGAGACTACTGGTAGTGGTGGTGTTCCTGATATAAATGCAACGATTCCACTACAGTCGTTTACAATTACTGACTATGCCATTGCATCTGAGATTCCTGGGGCCGATCTAATTTCCAATTTGCCTCTGAGCAGTTTGACCTTTACTCCATTGAGCATTACAACTAATGTCTCAGGAGCAGATACAGACTCTTCGATCCCACTGTATTCATTTAGCTTTACACCTTATGCTTTGTCTAGCAATGATGCAATACTGGTGAATGAAAGTCTCTCGTTAAGGCTTGACTATTTACAGACAAGTGTTCTCTTAATTGCTGAGCATATTAACACAGCAGACAGTGTTGGATTTTCTCAGATCATCCAGCTGCTAGAAAGCTTGATGATATACGACACTCCTTCGTATAGCCAAGAGCTTTATAACACCGTTATAGAGCAGTCAACTTTATCAGACTCAGCCAAGCTTATCTTTAGTCAGGTAGCATCTGAAAGCTTCACTATTAGTGGAACTTTTGATCAAAAACTTGGTCCAATCATAACGCTCTATGAGCAGATCAGTGCTAATGACTCAGCCATTACGGTTGGTGAGTTTACAATCTCAGTAGTCTCAGCACTTGTTCTTTCTGGAAGACTGGGTGATCTTGGAAGTATCCTTATTACAGAAGGACTCACAGTAAACAGCTCCGTAGTCTCTGCCTTTCTGTATATTGAAAGCATTGTAGAAGAGTACATTGTTAGTGAGCTAGCTTCTACTGGTCAAATAGTCCTGTTCGCTGTTGAAGAAGATCTCTCTGTTTCTAGCCTTTCTGATCTGTCTGGATCAAGCTACTTTAATAGTATCACTGAGAATGTCTCCTTTTATCTAGCCAGAGATAATGATTTTGTATATGAAGCCTTTGCTTTTAATACAGAAAACTATGCTCTAAGCCGGTATGATAACTTCAACTTTAAGAACTCGTGTAAGTTCAATGAAGATCATCTATTCTCGAATGAGACCGGTGTGTACAGATTAGCAGGAAGCTATGACTTCCCCTCTGTTCCAATCACATCTGTAATAAAGACTGCTAGTATGGACTTCGGCACCAGTAACAAGAAGCAGCTTCCTAAGCTGTATATTGGTGTTACTAACTCTAGTAAGCTCATCCTTAAGGTATCCGTAGACGGAGCTACCAGCGTGTATTATCAGTTGAACTTAGAGACTGATCATTTAGATACTCAAATGTTTGATATTGGTAAGGGACTAATCGGAAGGTATTTCCAGTTTGAACTTAGCACTAAAGATAATAGCGAACTCGGAATAGACGAGCTTGAATTCTTCCCAGTAATGTTTGGTAGAAAAGTTCGATGATGCAGAAATATACAGGGCCTATCTTTTTAACTCAAAGAGGCTCTGTAACACAAGACCATATCAACCAAGCTAGGATATTACTAGGTAAGATTGGTTATCTTTATTCTGTAAATAGCTGGAAAGCTTATACTTCAACCATTACACTCGAAAGTGATGGAACTCAGATCATAGTTAAGATCGTAAATGGACTCCACTATGCTGAGATATATGCCCCAGAAGTTCCAATAGAGCCTGATCTTATAAGCGGTAAGGGGTTAGTTATTGTCTACCACCAACCAAGGATAGCATCTGGTAACGCAGACGTTCAATATTCAATATTCAAGTATGCAGAAGAAGAGTGGAGACAGGTAGATAGTGGACTCTTCAGCGTAGATATGAATAATATAGCTGAAACCTACTTTCTTAACCCGCCACATGCCGGCCCATATTTTGCAGGAGGCGGTTTAAAAATAACTTGTGGTATTTATTCGTCGCCTAGGTTTAATCAGTTACCTATTAATAGTCAATTTAGCATGAGTAATGTTGGACTGCCTCCAGGTATATGTAAGAACGGGAAAATAATTGCTACAGCTCCTTGGAATATCTGCGGAGCTACTGTATTTGAAAATACATTAATAGTGTTTAAGTATGAAGCTGCTTCTACAGATGCAACATCATTGACTTATGCCTATACCAGCCTTGACGCAATTAATTGGACTATCGTAAACTTTGATTTTGAAGAAAATAAAATCCCTCCTATTAGATTATCTTGTACTCCGATACAATTTAACAGCGTAGGCGACTTTGGAGTTTTAGACCATTGCGGTAGCTCAACGGATCTGATGGAAGATGTGTATTTAGTTGGGATGGGTATTACAAGTTTTGGAGCTACTTCACTTATTAACATTATCAAAGAGAAAGATGGAGAGATTAACCTAAGCATATCCACACTAGACCATACTGTAAAAGGTCCGAGGATAAATAGTTTCCAGCCCCTTTATAATTTTTATGATGTTACAGACAGCTTATCTTTCTTAGCCAAGAAGGAACTAGAAGAAGAGGCTAAGCAAAACCAAGCAGAGGACCCTGTTTATGCTATTGACGATCTCAATAACCTTGACAGCAATATACAGCTATGGTTTGAAGATAATTGTCCTGAACCTAATTTACGTTGGTATAAAAGCTTTCCATTTCCTATTAGTAACAGAGAGGGGCTTTATAAAGAAGAGTGCCAGTGCATAGGAGAGCCCGGGCCTGAGTGCTACGAGTCGATGACATATATCTTTAATACAACACGAATCACAGGAGGTTGTATTTTAGCAGGTAATCCTGAATACTTAGCAGCAATGGTACGATCAATTAACTATGAAGGTTTGTGGGATAGCTGGGATGATCCTGGAACTTGGCAGCTGGTAGAATCAAAGAAGATTCGTACTTTATACATAGGTGGACGATCTGCCTCTATTCCAGATCCATATGAGAGCATACCAATAATGGATGGTAATGTTTATGAAGAAACTTGGAGGACTACTCCTAATTCTCTAATTCTGGACCTAGACCCTATCTTACAAAACGTAATAGGGCATATATGGGGAATTCCAAAGATCTATGAAGATTTTTGTATTGGTGAAATGTTTAATTATGATTACTCTGGACATGAAATCTTAGCAAAATCTTCTGATAAGGATATAGAGGCGTTACAAAAGTTCATTATTAGCAACGATAGGCAAATAGCATTCGTTTCTACCTATGATCAAGAATAAATAAATTTTATATTAATGACTATTATATGCTAGCACTTACACCAAATTGGAGGAAGTTTAATGTCTGTAGTACCGGGTAAATGTCCTACCGTCTCCTTTGGTGGAGGAGTAAGTGACCAAGTATATGATTATCTTGACGATGCTCAACGGTATTCTAACGGAGCATACCGAACCTCAATAGAGTTCCTTGGAGACCTGGCTAACTTCATACCGGGAGCTGTTGGGGATGTAGACGATATATATCTTGATAATATTGATACTGACATAGCTGATCCTAACATAGATGGCATTCCTAAGCCAGAAAGTTTTGATCCAGTCATAAACCTTCCTCCACTTCCTCCTCCCTTTTCTGTTGGAAGTGTACATAAGATCGAAGTAGGGGATGCACCGGAGTTTGATGTCCCTCTTCCAGAGCTTCAACCGGTGCCTGTTCCTGGCCCATTGGAAGCCTCTGCTCCTGAAGGCCCTCCAGTAGTTAGAACTGATTTTGAGTTCCCTGAAGACCCCGATGATCTTGATCTTCCTCCAGTACCTTCGTTTGAACAATTAAACATTCCTCAGAACTATGTTTACACCTTCCCTGTATTTGAAGAAGAGCTTCCTGTATATCTCGGCACTACTCCTCCTACTCTATCATTTAGATGGGCAGAGGATTCTTATAGCTCCGAACTTCTGGATGCAGTAACTGCTGAACTACTGGACAGGGTTGTAAATGGAGGTACTGGGTTACATCCGTTAGTAGAGCAGGCTATATGGGAACGTGCTCGCAATAGAGAAGATATTCTAGCAGCCAAGGCCATAGACGAGGTTCTAACTTTATCGGCCTCTAAGGGCTTCCTACGGCCTTCTGGAAGTACTTTATCAGCTGTTGATAGACTGTACCAAGAGAACCAAAGTAAACAGGCTGATCTCAGCAGAGAGATTGCTATCAAGCAGGCTGAACTAGAACAGGAGAACCTCAAGTTCTCTATTCAGCAGTCTATAGCTCTTGAACAAATGCTGATCGGTGAGTTTAACAATGCACTTAATCGTGCCTTTGAAGCTCAGAAGTATATCCAGCAAGCTGCGATTGAAATCTATAATGCTAATATAAAGAAATACGAACTAGAGCTAGAAGTTTATAAGGCGTACATTGTTACCTTTGAAACTGCACTGAAGGCTGAATTGAATAAGGCTGAAATCTATAAGACTCAGTTAGAAGCTGAAGCACTTAAGAATCAGATCAATGAAAGTAAGGTGAGGCTCTATCTTGCTCAGATAGATGGTATCAAGGCTGAAGTAGATATTTACAAGACTCAGGTGGACGCCATCTCTTCTAGAATTAGTGCCGAAGCTCTTAAGATCCAAAACTATAAAGCCTCTGTAGATGCCTTTGCAGCAGTGGTTGGTGCTAAGAGAGACGAGTTCAGTATGTACTCTGAACAAGTAAAAGCTGAGCTTGCTAAGGTTGAAATGTTTGACTCTCAAGTAAAAGCCTTTGTTTCTAGGGTACAGGGATACTCTGCCACAGTAGATGCAGAAGCTAAGATAACAGACAGTGACATCAGTGTTGAAAAACTAAGGCTGGAAGAATACACATCTAGGCTGGAGTTCGGTCTTAAACTTCTTCAATCAGAAATTGAGACTGTTAAGGCTAAGGCTGAGATTTATAAAACAGATGGAGATGTTTATAAGAATCTAGTAGATGCAGAAGTGTCTAAGGTTGAACTAGATGTTCGACTTGCAGATGTTGACATAAAGAAGGCCATCGCTCAGTCAGAAGTTGCTCTTAAGAATGCAGATATTCAATTAAAGAATGCTGAAATTAATGCTAATCTTTCTTTAGAAGCAATGAAGTCAGGTGCTCAGGTAGGCTCTAGTCTGGCTGCTGCTGCACTCTCTGGTGTTAATGTTAGTGCTCAGATTGCACACAATACTCGTCTTGGTTACGATATTAATTGTAACACTTCACACAATGTTTCTTATGAAGTTTAAAGGTAAATAACAATGGAACAAGATCCCAAAAAAAGGCCTAAGACGCCAGCTGAAATGCAACAGGAAAGGCTACTGAACGCTACATATGCTGCACCAACCGTTGGGAATGGTACTCCTAGAGACAATCCCAATGTAACAATGCCTAAGCCTCCTGTTGTTCTTGGAGCCTCAGCCGCTTCAGCTGCAGCCGCTGCATCTGCCACAGGAGCAGCAATTCCCAATAAGAACGAGGCGCTCAATGAACTGAAGTCTTCTGCTCTGTCCTCGGAACTGGGTTCTAATCAAAGAGCTGAGGGTGGTGAAGGATATAGTGGGGCCACTGCTGGAGATCCCAGCGGTCTAGGTGCGTTTAAGTTCTATAACCCTAGTACAAACCGCCCTTCTCTGCCGTCTACTACCACTAACTTTAATGATCTACGAGGCATGACTGCATCGCAAGCATCCTTTTTCGGGGATCAAAGACGAGCCATTAGGGATGCTAAAGCAGAGGCAGACCAGTACCGTTTTATGGCAAGGTCTCAACTGTCTAATATGAGTCCCGGCAGGGCTGCACGAATAGCAGCAGGTTTAGCAGACAGCGTCCGTGATGATGCTAAGCTTGGATCAGAATTTACAGGCTTAGGGATGAAGCAGCTTCAGGAACGAGATCTTGAAGCTGCCAGTCTTCGACAAAAAGCAGAGGGTGTTCAACAACAGGGCATACTGGATGCAAATCGTATTGGTACTGAATACGCTATGGGCAGAGATAAACTTTCTATGGAAGAAAGGCTTACAGGCAGAAAGCTAGGTTCAGAAGAAAAGGTTGCTACACTAGGAGCTTTAAAAGAAACCAGTGTTGCTAGAAATAAAAGTGTTAATGACGCAATTCAGTTTGTTCTGGATCAGACTAAAGGAAGAATGGCATCTAAGGAAGCCAAGGCATCCTACCTTCTGTCTATGGGCGTGGATAAAGACGAAGTTGCAAATCTTCTGAGTAAAGAGCAATTCTAAATAAAGAGCAATAATATGTCGAAATATGATATTGATCGTGTTATTCAGAAGTTAGGTGGGTCTGGAAGTGCTATTCCAGACTTCTCTTCGGATGATTCTGATGATAAGGAGTATTCTAGTAATCCTACCTCAGCTACTCAGCGGTTAGGGGGTATAGCTAAAACTACCCCTAAGCTCGGAGAAGCTAAGACTTCTGATTTCGATTATGTCATGGAAAAGCTTGGCTCTACTCCTAAGATCGGAGGAACAGATAAGCCCAAGACTTCTGATTTTGATTATGTTATGGAAAAACTTGGCTCTACTCCTAATAGAGATGATGAGCCAGGATTCATATCCAGATCTGCTTCCGCTCTTTCTCATGGTCTAGGAACCATGCTTGGGAATGTTGAAGCTACTGGCTCTATGTATGCAGGCAATAGGCAGAACGTAATAGATATTGCTGATCAGCAAAAAGCTGATAGAGTAAATGCTCCTAAACAGGCTAAAGAATTTGTAGAAGACTATAGAAGGCTGGTAGAAGAAAACGAAGCTGAGGGAGACAATGAGCTTGTAGCAGCCACTCTCGCAGCAGGAGAAGCTGCCGCAAAGAATAAGGAAGGTGTTCTTCAGTTTGTTCTTGAGCAAGCACCTAATATGGCCCCTGCTATGGCAGGCGGTTGGGCTGGATTTAAGACCGGTGCTATGGCCGGTGGTGCTGTAGGTGGTCTTCCGGGTGCTGTAATAGGCGGTGGTATCGGTGCCTTTGCTGGGATGTTCTTGGGAACTGCTCTTGTTGAAACTGGTGCAAAGGGTGTTGAAGCTGCCAGTGACGGAGTTTATACTGCACTTGAAAACAATACTGCAATACAGGAAGGCACTGTAAAAGCTGCTGTTATAGCCGGTGTTGACCTTGTTACCTTGAAGATGGGTGGCAAGTGGGCAAATCAGGTTTATCGTGGTGCAGCTAGAACTGCTGCTCAAGCAGAAGCTCAGGTATTGCGAAATGCTGGTATAGATATAACCTCTAGGGCTGCAATTGAAATAGCCTCTCGTACAAGCCCTCAGGTATTCGCTGCTGCCAGGGCTGCTGGTCAAGAAGCTGCTAAGAACGCCACTACCTTTGGTATGCGAGCCAAGGCCGCTGCTCTTCAGATGGGTGTAGAAACCATTGGTGAAGGCGTTGGTGAATACTTCGGTGAAGGCTTTGCTAGCGGTACTTGGGATGCTTCTGAGGCTGTTCTAGAAGCCTTCGCTGGCTTTGCTATGTCTGCTGCTGAAACTGCCTACAGCCGTGGTAGCTATCAGGGAACTTATGGCAATGCTGCTAATATTGCTGCAGCAGGTACAAGTGTACAGGATCAAGATGCTAAGCTCAACACCTTAACTGGTGCTGAATACACCAATAAGAAAATAGCTGAAAAAGCTAATCAGATGCGTGAGCTGCAAAAAGCTAATAAGTTTGATGAAGCTAGTGTTATTAAGGCTGAACTTAAAGACTTGGTAGCCCAAGAAGATCGTAAGGCTAAAGAAGCTGCAACTAAGACTAAAGAAGGGAAGCGTACTGGTAAACCTGCGGATCAGACTGTTAAGCAGGAAGCTCAGGATGCAGTAGACACTGCTGAGCGTAATGAAGCTAGAGATAAGCAGAAAGCTAAGGCTCCTAAGCCAGCAGCTCCTGCTGAGAAAGCACCTGCTCCAGAAGTAGTTGCACTTAGAGATCAAGCAAGGGCTCTGGAAGAGGATCTTCTAACTAACTCAGCCAATATTACCCGACAAGAAGTTACTAGGAAGCTGGCTGAGATCAATGCCCTTGAAGCAGAAGCAGCCAGGATAGAAGCAGAGGCTCAAAAGGAAAAAGCCCCTGCAGAACCTGCTAAGGCTGCTGTAGAAGCTCCTGTAGAGGCCCCTGCTGCTCCTGCAGAACCTGCTGAGGCCCCTGTAGCGCCTGCTGCTACTGCTGTCACTGAAGAGGCTGCTGAGGCCCCTGCTGAGGCTACAGCAGAAGAGCCTCGCCTTACTCAGGATGAAATCCTAGAGCTTCTTAATGGGCCAGAAGAAGCAATCCTTAACGAACAAGAAGATGCTCCCACTTCCTTTGCCGATATGGGTATGGAAGAGGCTACTGTCTATGATGAAGACATTGACGATATTACTCCTCTGGCAGACATAGAAGCAGCGGAGCAACTACAACCCACTACTCAAGAGGAAACTGCAAATGGCTTGCAAGAAGAAAGGCAAAATGCCGCCCAAGAAGAAATAACTCCACAGCCTGCTGGAGTTTCTCCACGTATTCAGGAACCAGTTCAGGATGATGTTCGTATGTCTCAGATCTTGGATAGACAAGATGAGATATCTGAGTACCTAGACACTGGCTATAATGAAAATGGAGAAGATCTAACCTCCAGAGAACGTGCTACACTCCTTCGAGAAGACCGTGAGTTGACTAAAGAGCGGGAAGGAATCAAGTCTCGTAAGCGTCAAGCACTTGAAGGGAGTGTAACTATTAGTGATGAGGATATTACATCCGCTATCGATGAAGGTTACGATGAAGATGCAGCAGCAGACTTAGGATTTGAAAAGGCCCCTACTTCTACCACTCCTACTGCTGTAGAGGTAGATAATACCTTCTACACTGTTGCAGAGCTTGGAAAGAGAAAGAAAGATGATCTAGTAGCCTTGGCTAATTCTAGAGGGATTAGTCTTGCCGGTAAGAAAAACAAAGCTGACTATGTATCCGCTATTCTAAAGCAGCAGAACGCTCAAGAAGATGCTATGGATGCTACAGAAGATGGAGACTTTGATCTGACTCTTGCAGATGTAGAAGTTGTTCGTGGAGAACTTGCCTCTAAGAGAAGGCTTCATGCTTTCAGGGGTAAACGTGCTGAGGCTTCACTGGCCCTGCTAACTATTAAGTCGGGCACTGCTCAAGCCTATGTAGATGCTATGCTTAAGAAGCTTAGCCCTAATGATCCTTTGCACTACATTCTTACCAAGCTTAATGGACTCGGTATTGGAAATATTCCTGTTAAGTTCCTGTCTACAGATCAATTAAGAGCTATTATCAAGGAAGATAAATTAGTTGGTGGGGTGTATGTTCACGGAACAAGTAAGGAAGCTCGCTATGTTGGAATGAATAAAGACATTCTTAATGATGCTAGCGTTATTCACTTTATTCACGAGTTGATCCACGCAGCTACAGTCCATAAGCTGACTACTGATAATAAGTTTGCTCTTAAACTAGAAGCTCTTCGGATAAAAGCAGCCAATGCTCTGAAAGACTCTGGTGTTGAGTACTACGGTCTCAAGAATGTAAACGAATTTGTATCTGAGCTATTTACCAATGCAAGCTTCCAACTTGCTCTGTCTAAGATAGATGCTGGCGGTACTACTGAGAATACTAATACGCTGTGGGATAGGTTCATGGAACTTCTGCATAGGGTTATGGACATACCCTACAACAAGACAAGTGTTCTTTATGAAGCTATGAATCTGTCTAGGAACGTCTTCCATAGTTTTGAACAAGGGAACTATCTGGATGTTAGAAAACAAGACTATATTGCTAGCGTAGAGGCTCGGCTGACTGGCTTTACTTTCTCTGCTAATGAAATAGCAGCTATGAGTGCTGAAGATAAAAATCTTCACTTAGATCGTAGAGCCACTAAGGTAGGATTAAAGCCTGTATTGGCAGCCACCTCTATTCGGTTTAGACAGATTGTAAACAATGTTAGAAGTAAGATTGTAGCTAGCAATGTAGATATTATCTATGTAAACAACGAGAAAGAGCTTCCAGAGAACTTACAGAATGTTATCCTTGCAGGTAAATCTGGTAAGGGCTGGATTGTGCGCCCTGCTGATGGAGGTAAGTCTACTATTTATCTGATTGGAGATCAGATAGCTAAGTATGCTGATGACAATGGTATGTCCTATGAGACTGCCTTGAAGAAAACCTTCACTCACGAATTAGTGGCTCACTTCGGTCTGTATAACGCCTTTAAGGAAGTCTTTGGTGAGTCGAACTCCTATGCCAATTTCCTAGACAAGGAGGGTAAGCGTAATCCTAAGCTTGTTAGATCAGCAGCATCTGCTTTGATTGGACAGGGACGATATACTCAGCTTGCTACCTTAGGTAAGAAGCCTGCTGGTGCCAAGGGAGTAGAGGTCACTGTACTTCACAACAATAATCAAGTTCCAGGATGGATACCTGAGGCAAACTATGCTCAACTCTTAGATGAATATATTGCATATCGTTCTGAGAGAATGTCTGATGGTCGGTTGAATCAAGAGCTAGCTAATGAGAGCTTCTTTAAGAAAGTAATGAACATGATTCGTCATGCCTTGAGGAAGATTGGAATAACCAATCTCTCTGACAGGGATATTGATGAGATGTTGATGCTTTCTCATGATCGACTCTATGCACCCACTCCTGAGATTGACTCTAAGCTGGTTGGTCTTACTGGAGAAACCCAGTTGAAGATTCTTCTTGATAAGCTTCGTGGTATGAGTCCGCTTCCTGTATCTGAAGGGGATTTTG